CACACATTCAACTCGCTCTACTTCCAGTATTGCAGAGCCAAAGGCACGTAGCTCCATGAGTCCTGTTGATCCAGATACTTCAGTCTGTACCTCATTAGTCCAGACATAAAGTCAACTGCATATGTTGCTACCCTAACTGTGCCCTGATCAACCACCTTTGTGGCGTCATGTTCATAGGTGTCTAGAGTCTTATGCCACCTCGCGCGCATATCCTCAGACTGGACCCAAATCCTATTGGCATCACGATAAACAGAAACATATGACATAATTAACATACGTACCATCCTTCGTCTAGCAACAGGATCCTTAGGATACTTGCGATATCTCTCCGGTTGCACCATTCTGATGAGTATATCCTCCTCATCAAGTGTGGGTAATCCATTGATCCAATCACGGCCCAAGAAGTGGATGCTTTCGTCGTAATGAAATTTTGATGATTTAGCTTCATTAAACTGAGCATTAAAGACTTTTGTAGCATATTTTGAGATATCACCCAAATTAACACTACGATTAGACCAGAAGAGTACATCATCACCTAAAACAAAAATACTCTCCTTATCAACATGAAGCGAAAACTTCCAACTAATGGCACCCACCATAATCACATTGACGATTGAATCAATCATCTGCGTGAAGTAAGATCCACTTGGTACACCATGTTTCTTACCCTTATAAACATTACCATCAGGCATGAAAATAGGAGTATGAATAAAATAGTGCACCACTTGATCCCATATTTCGCGATATGAGGCACCACTTGTGGGTTCAATCTGATCAAGATCAAACCATGTTGATAAAATGTTGAAAGCTTCAGAGATGAGCGAAGCACTAATGCTAGAATCAAAACTCTTAACATCAGTGGAATAAGCCCATTCACTGTGATAAGATGCAACTCTCAACTTTGTTCCCAGAACACCGGTCGGCATGGCAAAAGCCATAGGAGTGTGGTTCTTCTTAAACTCCTCAATTAAAGGTCTAGCAAAAATTCCTTCAAGAGCAGTCATTGCATAGGGATAACCCCAGACTAGCCTGGTCTTGTCATCAAATTGAGTTCGTTTAAAAGCTACACATGGATCCGGAAACTTTACGCCTTGAATTTGCTGCAAAGCTCGATCGTAAGCGCGAACATACGATTCAGCTTTCGTTTGACCCCACGCCGTCAAACCAGCCGATCCTTGCTTATTTGAAGTAATTGAATAAACAAGCTTTGGAGTAAACGCCGGAAGGGGTAAAACTCTACTAAATTTGGGCTTTGCAAAACAAGCACGCGCTAGGCGTATGCCTTCATAAACATCACTACTGTGAATATTCACTGGCTTTGCATGACTGGGCGCGTACTTGGCTAGCGCTTCGTATAACTTCTCGACTTTATAAACGGATCTAGGCGAATCCTTGATCGTGAAGCCTTGCTCTTCAAGAACGCTAGCAACATTATCATCCCATAAGCAAGTTAAATCATCTTGTGACATGCGTTCACAATAATTCTTTAAATACTTCCTGCGATATGGTTGAATGACAAAGGAGCTCAGATTCTTAGCATTTAACATACCAATCACCTACCTTCAATGTCGTAGGATTAGGTTCCTCCCTCCCCTGCTCTGTTAACGAGATTTCAGGCCTCTCGCGTGTTTCAGTAGATTTCTTTTCTACGAAGATTCGTTCTTCACAACGGACAATCCACTTTGACACCA